AACCGGCGGGCAGCCTTGGCCGTGATGTAGTTGATGGCCTCGAACGGGAGCATGGCCCACGGGAGCTGGTAGATCACCGTGGCCTTGGCTGCACTCGTGAAGGAGGTGAACGAGTTGTTCTTCCGGTCGTAGATCTTGTCGCCGCGCTGGATGTACTCGGGGTTGCTCGGGAACCAGATGCGGACCACGGTTCCGTTGAGTGCTGCGTCGGTGGTGGGGACGAGCATGGTGCCGTCGCCCTCAACGGTCAACTCAAGGTCGTAGACCGTGTTGAAATCCCAACCCTCCCCCTGAATCCCTCGGTTGGCTGAATCGAGCTGCTGAACCGCGAGGGTCGCTTCCGCCGTCGTTGACGGGGTGAGCTGCGTGACAGGCATCATATCGCTCGACGCCAAAATGAGGTTGATTGCCTCGAGCTCAGTGAGGGTCAGGGAGGTCATGAATCTTCAGGGTGGGGGCGTACTTCGAGTCCGCTGCGTGGGGACGACTGCGGTCTCGTGAATGGTGTGGTATAGAAGTGGCCCCCCAACAGCTACCACAACTGTTGGGGGACCGGTAGCGAAGCTCACTCCGCGAATGCCGAAAGGCAGGGAGCAAACTTGTCAGCAATCAGGCTTCGATCGAAACCGCGGCCTCGGCCCGAAGGAGCCCGTGGCCCTCAACGATGGAGGCCGTGATGAGGTCACCGAGGTACTGCTCCTCACGGGTGCGCGTGACACGCATACCCTGACGACGCACCGAACCAACGCAGGAGCGGTGGAACGCGAGCATCGACGTGGGGAACGTCCCGCCGTACACGTTGTCCGACCCGTGGTTCTCTTCAGCAATCGTACCAACAGGCATGTGGTTCGTTGAGAAGATGTTGAACCCTGCGATGCGGCTGATGGCGGAACCAGACGTGATGTCGCCGTTCGAGCCCTTCGCAACTTCCGCTCGGATGAACGGAGACTCCGGAGCCGTGAGAGCACCGTAGTAGTGGGCGGGACTCATGGCGATGTAGATCTCGTTCATCGGGATGTTCCGCTCTGCCAGACGGGCAGCGGCGGTACCGATGGCGGTAACCACGGCCTCGACGTTCGCCTTCGTGGAGAAGTCGAAGCCGGAGCCACCGATGTTCACCGTGCCACCCGCGGCCACGTTCGTGTCCGAGGGCTGGTTCTGGAGAGCAGGGGTAGCCTGGGACGCGAGGTACACGAGCTGGAGAAGCTGCTGGTCACGCTTACGCGCGATCGCGGAGCCCTGCTCGGAAGCAAGGCGCTCGGCGCTTTCCCAGTGGTTCACCATGCCATCCCAATCGTCGGTCAGGCGAGCCGAAACCAGCGGGCGATCAAGGTAGATGATCTTCTCGCTGTTCTCGACTTGGTTGAGGAACCCGTTCGCGGGGTCCAGGATGTCCTGGCCTCGCTGGTGGTAGGTTGCCTCAGCGCGACCCACGACGGGGAACGTGAAACTCTTGCCCGAGCCGATGGTCTGGACGTCGACCTTCGACTCCATCATCGTCTGGGTCTCGAAGGTGGAGAGCACGCGGTTGGCGTACATCTTCAGGAAGAGGGCCTCAGCGTCACCCGTGAGGTTCTGCTGGCCCAGGAGGTTGGGGGTGGAGTTAGCCATTGAATTGAATCAGTGAAAGAGGGGAGTGAATGAGGGGGGCGAGTCCGCATCCAGATGCTTCTCCCTTCGCGTCCTCACCGGGGTCACTCGTAAGTGCGGTGCTGCTACGGGGTGGGCTGAGAGGATTTGGTCTCAGTCAGGATCAGGCGACGGGGTCGAGGTCGAGACGGAAGTCGTAGAGCACGATGCCCTCACCGCCTTCAAGGTCGACGGCGATCTCAACGGCGACGGCACCAAGGGTGTCGAGGTTCGTGGGACGGACAGCGCAGAAGACCCACTCGGAGGAGTCGCACGAGTCCACAACACCCGTCCAGGTGCTGATGGCGTCGGAGACAGCCGTGCCGTCACGAGCGATCTCCACGGCAACGCCGGGGGCCCAGTCGGTGTCGGACTCGGTGCGGAAGCCCACCGTGAAGGTGGTCGCATCGGTCGAGCTCTTCTTCTTGTATGCGAAGCGGAGCATGGGGTCGCTGGTGCCGGTGAAGTCCGCGCCAGCGTTCGAGGAGATCGTGAAGGTCGCGTTGGAGCGGTCGATCTTCACGGCCCGGTTGGTGAGCAGTTGGGCCTCGAGGGCCTTGCTCGGATCGAGGGGGGTAGCCATTTCAGGTAGCAGGGGTAAGAGAAGGCTCAGGCATCACTGAGCCGGGGGAACAGGCTGGCGCAGCCGTCGGGCCATGCCAGTGCTTGCGGGGACGCTGACGCCGCCGAGGAGCCCGGCGAGCAGCAGGTCGAGGAGGGGGTTGCCCGTGATCGGGGCCGACTTGGCGACGGCCTTGATGGACTCGGTACGCTCCTTCACAGTTTCGACGATGCCCTTGGCCGACTCCTTCGAGTCAGCGACGAGCTTCTCGATGTCCTCTTTGGCCTGGGCCTGGACGGTGGCGAGAGCTGCGTCACGCTCGGCAGTAGTCTTCGACTGGTCCTCGAGGATCTCAAGGATCTCGTCTTGACGTTCAGCCTCGACCTGCTGGAAGCGGACAAGAGCCTCCCGCTGAACACCAGCGAGAGCTTCGATGTCACCCGGCATGACACAGGAGAAGGAGAGGAGTGCAATGCAGGACAGGATGGTGGTACGGATCATTTGGTGCTTCCGTTGATGATGCCCATTGAGATGGAGCGGTCGAGTTTCCGCATGACAAGCGCACGGTACGTTGGGTCTTGCATACGCTTGGTGTCCGACATGGCGTCGGTGAATTCGCTCTCGGTTTCGAAGTACGATCCAGTGTCGCTCGGTGAGGAGTTCGCCTGGACCATCGTCTGACCCGCACCGCTCTGGGCGATGAGGGACTGAAGGGCGAGGGTGGAGACCTCAACGTCTGTCGAGGAAAGCTGCGAGTTGATGGCAACCTTCTGCGACTCGGTGAGGTTCTCTGCCGCCCACTGGAGGGCCTTCTGCGCGAGCTCCTGCCCGCCGGAGTCCTGGACGACCTTGTTGGTCCGCGCCTCCGCAGCGACAACCTCGGCAGCCAGGAGGCGGTCAGCCAGAGCCCGGCTGTGACCGTTTGCCTCGAACTCCGCGTAGTGCTCGTCGGTGAACTGTCCGCCGTTCGCCACAACTTCGCCAACGATCCGGTCGTAGTCGTTCTCGAAGAAGTCGTCTACAGACTTCGACGGAGTGTCTTCAACCTTGAGGTCCATCTGGACCTGAGGGCTCTCCTCCGTGCTCGCTTCTGCCGCGGGGACATCAACGGGAGGCTGTTCTTGAACGGCAGCTTCTTGGACTTGGGCTTCTTCTTCAGGAGAGTTGCCTTCGATTTCGACAGTGGTCATGAGGATCAGGTGATGTAGTCAGCGGGCAGCGTCGGAGCGGTAGCCGTTTCGATCGCCAAGCCCTTGTCAATGAAGTTCGTGTAGTACAGGTCCGCGAGCTCGTAGCCGAGACGGAGACCTCCGGTACCACTGAGGTGGTAGTTGCCCGCTCCGGTGTGACGGGTCGGACTGTCGGACGGTTGGATGGAGAAGGCTCGGCGGTAGTCGCTGCTCGAGATCGCGGCGGCGATGGAGTCCGCTCCGACCTGACGCCAGCGGTCGGACCCGTTCGCAGCTCCTTCGAGCTCCGGGGTCTTCACCGGGTTCATGACGAGCACGGGGATGTTGGTAACACCGCACGCCGTCTCGATGGCGTCGATGAGTTGAACGATCTCGGTGCCGTACTGCTGCGCGGGACGGTTACCCGGGAGGTTGGTAGCGAAGATCGGGGAACTGGACTTGTTGTAGTCCGTGCGGCACTCGGTTCCGCCGGTCAGGATGATAACGCCAGCGATGTAGGCGTTGTCGCCATCCGTGGTGATGATCTCGTTCAGAGCCGGGAGGAGGTACATATCGTGGAACTGCTCCCACAAGGTGACCTGAGCTCCGGTGTCGTCCTTGGAACTCGGCGTGGTGGACCAGGAGAGCCGCTGGTAGTTGGCCGCCGCTTGGACGATGGCCGCACCAGACTGGGCGCTGAGGACGAACTTGGGGACACACGCGCCACCGTCAGCGTCCTTGAACACCCCGTTGTACACCATGTACTGGTTGAACCCGTACAGGGTGTTGGTGTCCCGCAGGAACCCGCCCTCGTACTGGTTGAACGTGAAGGCGTCGATAGGCGCGGCGCGGTCCGCCTGGACACCGTGGGTGAACGGTCCGGCCGGGGAGAAGGTTGCAGCACCGAAGCCGAACTCGGTCGTGGCCTGGGCCAGGGCGGCTCGGGCACGGCAAGCACCAGAGGCCCAGTTGAAGCCGGTGGTACCGTTGGTCTGGTAGGTCCGGCCCTGCTTGTCGGCGGCGGT